GTAGACGCTGAGCCTAAAAAAACGCTATCTATCGTATCCTTCTTGCGACTATTACAGCTTCTACATGCAGCAACCAGATTATCCAGCGTATCTTCGCCGCCCTTCGATTTGGGATATACGTGATCAACTTCAGTAGCCACGTCACCACAGTACGCACAAGTATACGCATCACGATTGAGTACCCTTATCCTTATCTTCTTCCATTGAGCAGTAGATCTATACTGCTTCTTACTTAGTGCCATCCTTTACGCTCCCAATGTGCTAACGCTTTACACGGCTTGCCATCATATCTATGTGCAATATATTTCAAATGCACATCTATCTGTTTCATTGGACTAAGTGTCCCATACCATGCACTACGCATCTGACCTAGACCATAATGAGATCCATTACGCGCAGTATGTGACCATCTACTCTCATGGTGTATTAGCCAGTTATAACATTGGAACTCTTCCCAGCTTAGTTTGTTGTAAGCGTGTAGTTTGATATTCATAATGTGAGGTGGCTTTTGTGAATATGCTTTTTGATTAGCAGCGAAGCTAAACGTCATTAACAACGCTAAAATGACAATAGCGCGGCCTAATGCTCGACCGCGTAGTGCGCTGCCCCTCAGGCGCGCAAGCGTTCTGAGCATAACATGCTTGTCAAGTGGATTACAAAACCGCAGGTCAGAGGCTTGAATTGTCGACAATTTATTCATTTTAGGAATAACACCCAATGAGTACCCATGCGCTTGCCGGATGGATGACCCAAAACAGGCTTTTGATCAGTCAATTTCAATACCTCTTTCAATGGGACTGAAGTTTCATTCCATTTGAATATCAGCGTCCCATCCTTGCGTAAAACCCTGAAACATTCGGCAAAACCTTTGGTTATATCATTCTGCCATGTTTGTTTATCTAATACGCCATATTTTTTGCGTATCCATGATTTCTCGCTCAGATTGAACAAATGTGGTGGGTCAAATACAACGCACACAAATTGCTCATCGTCAAACGGTAAAGCCCTGAAGTCCATTATTTGATCCGGTCTTATGTGTATAGTCTGACCATTTGTCAATAAATGTTTTTCTTCACCTCGGATATCGCCAAACAGCACACGATCATCCTCTTTATCAAAGTAAAACGATCTCATTGACGATGCCGGATCCAGTATTTTTTTCAATCTTTACCCCATCCTTTGCCCTTGAAATGTGCCGGTGTAGCCACATAGATCTTGAACATCTCGCTCTTGCATTGACCACAAACTAATGCGTAATCGTTTACCTTTTCTAGCGGTATCGTAATTTCGCTCGTTGTGTCGCATTGGCGGCATTCGTAGTCAAATCTTGGCATGATTCACACCTTTCTCTGTTGCCGTATATCCACAAGCCACAACCAATGCAGCGGTGGATTTGTGTGGGCTCAGTAGCCACTAGCTTTAAGCAAGTAAACTAAATCAGACAAGGTGAGCACAGCAACGAATTGATCTACTGACTTCTCACCCTGTCCGTTTAGGCGCAGAACACCCACGCCCATCCCTTTAGTCTTGCGATCATGAAGCTGGCGCATAAGTCCAGCAAGGTCTAGTTTAGTGCGAGCTTTTATCTCAATGTCAAGCCCACTAATGCCAGTAATGTCAGAACCATCACGGCCTGCCCCTACTGGTAGCGCATGCTCCCAACCCTGCTCACGCAGGTATTCAGCCACAATGCGCTGTGTTGCGTAGCCTCTGTGTTTTCTACTCTGACTTGCCATTTTCCTTCTCATACTTTTCTTCACAAAGTCCACAGTAAATGTCTACCGGGAAGTACGCCATGCGCTTGCATCCTGCACAGAATCCGCAATTCATCCTGTTATCCGCCCTTCATCTTCAGGCCTAAAGCTCCAACGTCCACTAGGATCTAAGACCATCCAGATAGGCGCACAATGCTCAGACTTGCGCTTATACGGTAATGGACACATGTATCCCTTATAGGCTCCCTTAGCCCCTGAGCCTTCTCTTATTGTGCGTACACCGTGGGCACAGGTAGGCACAGGTTCGGCCTTGAGCTCTGTCTTAATCAAGTCCACGGCGTTATCAAATGCGCTGACAACATCTGCCGGTGGCTCTATTGTGGTATCCCAAACAATCTCGTTATCCGGATTGTTTTGCTTTAGGAAAGCCGCTTGTTCTTCGGTGCGTACGCGTATGGGTTTAGGGCTTGCTTGAGCGTCATTAACCTTAGCCATTTCGAGAGAGCTTGGTCGCTTTCCTTTAGCAGACAATCCGAGATTCGCCATGCATCTACCAATGCTAGAGCTCTCACAATTCTCAAGCCAAAAATCACGATCCACGCCACGGTCTTTGCGAGAACCACGCGCATAACCAACAGCGGAAGGAGCAGTATCAAGATAGGTGCGGTAAGCGTATGCCTTGAATACAACAATTCCTTTTTCCTCATCATTACTCACTAACTCGGTGATAATTGCACCGTCTGGATTCTGTTCATAAAACTTGTGGATTCTTGTGTCCACATCTTCATAGTTTTCTAAATTAAACATCTAAGTGTTGTTTCCCTTCTTTATAGTCAAGTTGCTCCTTAAAGCTCCAAATTGTGCCATCGTGCCACGTTTGGGCTTCTTTGGCGCAGGCAAAACAGTAGTGCCTCTCTATGACTTTTCCGTGGACAAATGAGGTAATAGTCCACACCGCCTGTTCTTGACCGAGCGGGTGATTAGCTCCGAATCTGACTTTGTGATAGTCGCACCAGATTCCGCGCTTACTCTGCGTAATCTTTGCCATAATCAGCCCAGTCCGTTCCGATTGCCATTTCCCCGGCAAGCGCAGCATAGGAGACGAGATCCACAAAACTATCCCTTTTTGGAGTTTCCACGATTCGCGAGATCTTGACCAACGCCATGCAGATACACACGTCCAACGGGTCAATTTCCCTTCCGAAATAGCTAGACCATAACTCAGCGATTCGCTTGATATTGACTGCCGGATGTCCGTAGTCAAGTCCTCGCTCATCGAGTATGTCTTTTGCTTCATCGAGGATTCCTTTGGCTGAATAATCCTTTTGCTCTGTTCCATCCATGTGCGTAGCCCTTCTTATAGTATTTTTCCTTGAGGTTTTGAATCTGTACGTACACTAATGAGCTGACAATGAGCAGCCCAAAACACACGTACACTATTTGCTCAGGCGTTAGGTTGTGTTTCATATCGCCCCTTTCGTTAAGCCAAAGGTAGGGCAAAACACATATAGCCGGGATTGATTCCCCGGCGTGTTGTATAACGGTTTGATAACGGCCTAGCCGAAACGCTTGCCCTCGACAATGAAGGAGCCATCGCGTTCAATCGGTATAGCTACAGGTGACACACGTTTGCGGTCTACGTAAATGATGCCGAAACCTGCCTGCCAATTCATCGTGCCACGTGTGTAATAGGCTTGGCTTACGTCCATTAAATGACCAACCTCAAAGCCTGTCAGAGTACCTGTTAAAACGCCTCCAGAGGCCGTTGTAAAGGACGATAAGCCTTGTCGGTGAGTGTGGCCGCAAACGACGTTCTTACCATGCCTCTTAGCGGCTTCTAGGGCCGTTAAACCCCCATGTGGCTTAGTGGCTTGCTCATCGCCATGCACCATAACCCAGTTGTCATGGAATTGGTAGGGCTTGCGGTGAAACTTGATGCCTAGAGCGTCAAAGCCCATGAAGTTCTCATACTGCAATTCGGGTAACCCGATAAGGCCGGGTAGCCTTTTGCTTAGGGAGTTGTAGAGTCTGTCGGTGTGGTTGGATCGGACGATATGTGTAACGCCCAATTCGTATAGGACGGTCTGAGCTGTGTCACGATCTCGACCAATGGTGCCAGACCACTCATCTCTACCGGATGACCAGCGGCTAATTGTTTGAAAGTCGAGTTCATCGCCCACGCATAGAACGTCATCAGGTTTGTATTTGCGGATGAAGGCTGAGATATTTCGGACGGCTCGTTTGTCATGAAAAGGTACTTGAAGGTCGCTGATAACAACGATTCGCTTAATCTTCTTCTTCCTCATCCTCATAAGCGTGGTCGGGATTGACCGGACTCCAATCAGGCATGGCAGGTCTATGGAAGGTACTTGTTACGTAATCCATAGCATCTTCATGATTGAACCCTTGTCGCTTTAGCGCAAGGTAAGCCTCATGCACCTCAATAGCCCACACGTCTAAAGGTGTGAGAGGTTCACGCTTATCTCGTTTAGCTCTAGCCGCTTTAGCGCGGCGTTTACTATCGAGTTCTCTTTTTGATAGTTTTCTTGCGCTCATTAGTTAGCAGCTCCAATACCATCGACTCAAGTTTGTCAATACGTGCAACAATGTCAGAGGCTTGTAGCATCGCTGGTACTTCATGGCGAATAATGTACCGCAATCCACCGATAAGTAGCCCAGCTATGCTAAGACACGCCAGAACAAATGCAGCCCATTCTGTCGGATTCATCGCCGCCCAAAAGATGTGTCGTTAGGGTTAAGCCATCTGAGTATTACCGGAAGGCTTGCCACCAGAGCTGCATTTACAATCGCAGGTGCATCCCAGCCCACGGCTAGGTATGTCGCTATTCCTGCTGCTAGAAATGATCTTGCCCAGCTTGCGCTTACGGCCTTTAGTTGCTCCATTTATGGGCTCTCCTGTCAATAAGGGGATTCTGAACATACTGCCATCATAATCGCCCTTAGCAGTAAAACTTACGTGTATGTGTGTCTTGTGTGGGTTTATTCCTGTGTATTTTCGCCACTTGTAGTTGCGTCTGTATGAGGCAATTTTGCCTGCAAAGATAATATAGCTAATTCGCTTATCAAATCTGGCAAGTAGTCGAAGCTGATCAGCAAGGTCGAACGCTTCGGATTTGTGGCTTCGAAGGTCAGCGTCAATGTCGAGGGCACGTACAATGCCGTCATCAGTAGGGTTGTGATCGGACTTACGCGCCGCATGCTTTGTATCACCGATCCAGCCATCACTAGCTCTATCTCTATCGGGGAACGCATCATCAATCTGCTCTCTGAGTTGCTGCCCCGCTTTGCACAACTTAGCCAAGCAGCACCGCAGCTTCCTCAGCCGTTAAACCAAGTTTTGCCAAGATTTCAGCGCGAGCCGCTTCCTTAGCCGCCTTTTCTTCTTCTTCTCTGGCTTTCTGTTCCTCAGCCTGTTGAGCTGCTAATTCCATATCGGCTACTTCTTCAGCCGTAAGCTCAATTTCCTCTACGGCTCCAGTTGAGCAATCTACTACGAGTTTTGTTGGCATTGTTTCTCCTATGAGTTTTTGATTCCGTAAAGGGTTGCGGTTGAATGTTGGACAAAAGACGTTCCTACTTGAGGAAATAATTTTATCGAAGTAATCGCCGCTTGGGTAGCAGGATTCCAAAGACCAGCGGCTAAGTAAGTGAAAGCCAAAGTCGCGTTACTTTCCACAACTGAATCACTACTGACTGATTTAGCATTTGAAGTGCTTGTGTAATTTGGAATATAAAACTCACTATTTTCAAATGTGCTTGAAGTTGAGCCAGCCGCGTTTGTATATGCCACAATCAGACTTGTTGATGACCCTACTGACACAGATGATGCGGAGCTTCCATTTCCTTCAAGATAGCGTAATGAATAAACTGAAGAAGTATTGCCATTGAATTGTAATAAAATGTTGTCTGCGGTTGCGGTGGCGCGATTACTGCGCGTAGATGTTTTGACAGCAAGGTCGGTAAAGGTAGCAGGGATGCTAGTGAAATCAATACTGCTCGCTCCACCTGAACCCACAGTCACAGTCGCGATTGCTTCATAAGTTGTTGGCATTATGCCGCCTTTATGCCGTAAAGAGTGAAGGTTGAGCCTGTGGCAAAATTGCCATTGACAAGCCTAATCTTGGAAATCAAAGACGTACTTCTCCATAAACCTACGACTGCACCTACGGACTGAGATGCTGACGAGCCTCTACTTAGAATTGTCTTATTGGTTGTGCTATTAGAATAATTTTGAAATTGAATTATTGTTGTTTGTCTAGATGTAGACGATTGGTCAGAACAATAAATCGAGGCTTGAGTAGATGACCTACCACTTGATGCTGTTGTTCCGTTTCCTTGTAAATAGGTGAATGAATAGTTTGTTCCAGTATCAATGCTGGCATCTCCGACCTGAATATAAATACCAGCAGAAGTAGTGGAAGTGCTATCTATAACTAAAATTATATCGGTGTAAGCCTGTGAAATGCCAGTAAAATTGACCGTTGCAGTATTGCTACCTAGCGTAGTCGTTGCGATTGGCTCGTAAGTTGTTGGCATTATGCGCTCTTTATTCCGTAGAGGGCGAAGTGGGAGTATTGGGCGAAGTTTCCGCTATTTACGACTAAATCAATTTCATTTATGGCAGAAGTTGAAAGCCATAGACCAGAAAGGAAAGCGACTTGACCTGAGCCATTTTTATCTAATCCAGCGAGTTGCCGAATGACTTTGTTTTTGTTTGTATTTCCATAATCCAAAATATCTATAATTTCTACATAAGGGTCATTTGAACCCGAACCGTCATAGGGTGAATAAATAACATTTGCGTAAGTTCCAGCACTAGCCGCTGAACCATTACCGCTTAGATAATGCGAACGATAATTAGCCGCAGTTGTATCATTATTGAAATACAACCTTCCATAAGTTGAATTTACTGTCGCTATTCTGAGTTGTAAATGAGCATAAGTCGCAGGAATTGAACTAAAAGTAATAGTTGAACTGCCACCTGACCCGACAGTTACAGTAGCGATTGACTCGTAATCGCCAGCGGCGGCTGGAGTGCTAGAGGCTAGGATGCCCAGAATTGGCATTAGGCAAGATCTCCCACAATAGTAAATGTGTTAGACGCTGTGCAGATAACTGTGCAAGCTGAGTAACGAACACGCAATTTAGGAGCAGTTGAGGTTGCACCTGTTGAGGTAATAGTTACCCCTGAGCCTTGTGCGAATGTCACTTGACCTGTGTTAATAGCTTGAATGTGAATCTGATCGCCTGCGCTAAATACTGAAGGAGGAACAGTTACGGTAATGCCTGACGTGTTAGAACATGTCACAAGTTTATTTCGGTCACCAGCTACTAGCGTGTAGGTAGTACCTGTCTGAGCATTAAACTCTAGTTTTAGTTTGAGGTTAGCTGTGCCAGAGGTGACGCCACCTGTCAAACCTGAATCTGTACCTGTTGTGATGCCTGTAATGTCACCGGATGCGCCAATAGAAACCCACGCGCTTCCATCATAAACTTCAACTGCATTTGTGTCTTGAAGGTAGGAAACCATGCCTTCAGCTAGGACAGAGGTAAGCGCGCTAGTGCGAGCTGCTGCTGAAGCAAAGACCATAACGGTTTGCTCGTTCAGATAGGTGTTTACCTGCGCTGCTGTTAAAACATCGCCTGTCTGAAATAACTTGTAACCTGCGCCTGCCATGTTGCTCCTTAGTAGCTGAGGACGTCCTCGCCTAGTATACCGCTAATCGTGCTATCTAACACGAATCCGGCAAGCAAAGGCTCAGAGGTGAATAGGGTTGTGTTCCATGAGGATTTGGTAATGTCGTGGTGAATGGCATTGACCAGACTTGCTTGTGTGAGCGTAGTGCTACCCGGCATAGTCTTGGTTACGGTCACGCCGTCTAGTAGCTCTATGTCTACGCCTGCCAAAGGCTTATTTGGATTAGCATCATCGTAAAGATTGAGCCTAATGCTATCTACACGTATTTCAGGATCTTTTCTTGTAGCTAATATGCCTTGTGCTTGATTGAGTGCCTCGGTGTCTGTTTGGACTAGGATGCCTTGACGCTCGCCAGAGTGAAGGAAATACTGGTCAATGGATGCCTGACTAAAGACGTTCTGCTCTGTTCCACCTGCTCGAGTAACCGTAACGTCATTGATGAGGGTTGTGTCATCAAAAGCCACAATAGCATTCTGGTAACTAATATCTGAGCCAGTATCGCTAAACGTATATACAGAGGTAGCAGGTCGGCTGATAAGGTTATTACGATTGACAAATACCACATTAGACTGAGCGTCTACAAAGATACCGCCGAACTCACTATTCTCTACCGTTTGCAGGGCTTCTAAGGCGTTTCTAGACGTTCCCGGGTCGGCTTGTAGGGTGGAGTCACCAGTATCAATAGAACGTAGGCTTAGAGGCCATTCTATGACGTCTAGGATGGCATTGACGCGCGCCCCTGAGTCTTGACCGGCAGGCGTACCCGGTACGGTTGAAAACAAAGAACCAGCAAGCAGCTTGAAAGCGTCTACGCACTTGAGCGTAACGGTGCTTAAATCTTCATTACCCTGCCTAAATCCGGTGTCATAGTTAGTGATATAGCCAGAAAATAGGTAATAGTCGGAACCGCCGTAGGTTGCATAAATAATAATTTGGCGTAAAGGTACAAGGTTAGGGTAATACGCCCCAGCAGGGTTAGTTGGGTTCCAATCACCATTTTGATCGTAAAGCACAACATCGGCACTACCAAACTCAAACTTGGACGTGATGCGGTTACGGCCCCTGCGAATAGCGACACGTTCTACAAGGCTGGTGATTTCAACCGGTAACGTGCCTGAGCCTAATCGGTTGGTTCCCAGTATGCCTTCAGTAGCCGAATCTAAAATAAGTGGGTTGGTTTCAAAAGCGGTTGCGCTGTCGAAATCGACAAAGACTCGGATTGTGGGTGCTGGCATTAGATAGCCGTGCTACTAAATAGCAAGCCCTTGCCTGCCTTTTGGTAATTGTAAAGCTGATCAGTAATGACTTCGACCAAATCGCCTTCTGATATAACTGAACCTTCAACCACAACGCTTACATTGACTCCCGGGCCAGTCATTGACTCAGCAAGTAAAGCATCTGCCAAAATCAATTCAGCATCAGCTAAGGCCTCGTTTGCTAGCGCATTATTTTCAACAGCAGAAATAATTACAGGGTTGCCTGCTAAAAACTCAGTAATGACATCTGTAGACAAACCGCCGCCGCTAATGCCGCCACCGCCGGTTATTGCTCCGGGAACGCTTGTGTCGGTACCAGCAGCCACTTTGCCATTAATGTAAACGTTATTGGCATTGACGTCCATGCGCTCTAGCTTGGTAACGGTCATCTTCTCTTGGTCTAGCTTCAGACCTTTTTCAGCGAATAGGGTTTCGATTGGAATGTTTATCTTCAACTGCTTAAGCAAGGTCTGAATACGCGCAATAGTGCCGGGCCAATCAGCGAACGGATCGCCAACCATTTCATCGAGGCTATCAAGCAGTAGTGCTAATTCTTTGGCAGCTGCCTCAGCCTGAATGAGTTGGCCTTCCAAAATGATAGCTCGCTTGACATCCTCATCAAGAATAGCCTGCATAAGCTCTAGGCGTAGACGTTCCACGTCATTGATTTTGCCACCGAGCGCAGCTTGAATCTGGATACGGTCTAACTCAAAACGCTTGTTAATCTCATCAATAATTTTAGATTCGGTGTTTTGTTTTTTCTTTTCAGCCGTGACTTTTTTCTCATTGGCAAGTCGTTGGTTGGCAGCGCGCTTTTCGGCTTTGCTTAACGCATTTTGCGCACGTAATTGTGCAGCCGCACTTTTCTCTGCGATTCTAGCCGCAGATCCCATTCGAGCAGCGTTACCTGCTGAGAAACTTGTGCCGACCTGACCAAAAATAACAGGGCCAACGACATAATTGGTGAACTTTTCAAATAGCGAAAGAACACTATTAGCCGCACCACTTTTGCCAATTCTGCCCAGTTGCTCAATTACTTTATCTGCAAACGAGATAGAAGCGGCAGCAGTCTTACCCATGACGCTACCTAGCGTAATAATGTCTTGCTGTAATTCTTCTACTTCAACTTGCGAATCTTGCAAACCTTGAACAAGTCCTTTACCAAATGCTTCTTTGGCCTGATCCACGGCCTCAGTCAATCGGGCCATCTTGCCTGCAAAAGTGTCAGTAGCAGCGGCAGCCGCGCCACTAAAACGGTCTTGTAAATCTGCAATTACATCTTCAAAGCTACGACCCTTTAATTCAGCTGTTGTGTAGCCAATGCGCAATCTAGCCAATGCGGTTGTTTCGCCTTTGTAAGCTCTTTGTAATGCCACCGAAACTGCCTGCAAATCCTTGCCAGCACCTAAACTTACATCTAGGGCGGTTGTAAGAATCTTTTGTGCGGTTGTTGCATCGCCTGTCGCTTGAGATAAAGCAACAAAAGCATTGGTCAAGTCCCCGCCGGTTTTACCAGTTGCTAAAGCCAATTTATCAATAAATTGGTTTAGATAAGGTGAAGCAAATCCTAAATTGACGCTCTCTAGCTGTGTAGATAATAGTTGCGCTTCTCTCTGTGCATCCGAGAAAGCCTTGACCGAGGATTTACCAAACTGAACGATTTGTCGAACTGAGAAAACCGCCACAAAGGTTTTGGCAAGGTTGGCAAAGTTTCTATTAAGTTTTTGTGTTGCAGTTTCCGCTTTCTTGAAACCTTTGTCTTTGAACTCTGACGCAATATCAATGCGAATGTTAGACATTAGGCAGCCTTTCTAACGGTGGCGCGTTGCTTGAATAATCTTGATGCTTTGTCAATGGCTCTAAAAGTAGCATCCAAAGCCTTACCGTTATTTTCTGCGTATGCAGCATAAAGCAAACGACCCTTTAATTTGCTTTTGTTATCGTATTTTTTCAAAGGCCCCACAGCGTTCATACGACCAACGAAAAATGCGCCGGCATCAGGGTTATTTGATTGACCAATCTCTTTAGAACTTTGCCCATAGCCGCGACTAGCCTTTTGCATACGACCACGTGGATTTTGGCTGCCAGAGGTTTCTACGATTGCTCCCACGGCTGATTTGTTTAATAGCGAATATAGGCTAGAGAAACCAGCACTATTTGGTTTGCTACGAGCTATGGAATACGTCAAACCGCGTTTGATTACATTGCTATTGTATTTCGGAAAACCACGATAGCGTGAGGTTCTAGACTTTGGCTCAACGCCTTTATCTTGGAAATTATACATGTTGCCGGGAACCGTACCGGGAACTTTTGCCTTAGCGTCTGCCGTAACTTCTTTCAATGCCACACGAATCTCATCGTTCATTTGCTTAAGCAAATCAGGCGCAAACTTCTTCAGAGCTTTCTTTAGCTCAGGTACGCCTTCGACCACGACTGGCATTATCACGCTCTTTCGCTTGTTGCTTCAGAACCTCATGGAAGGCTTTCAGCAAATCTGTATCCATGTTAATAAACTCGCTAGGCGCGATCCCTGTGTGTATGGATAGTTGGGCTATCCGATACGTAAAAGAATCGCGCGTTAGCCATTTGGGGAATCGTCTGCCACCACATCTACGGCAGCAAGCGTATCTAAAAATGCTGGCCCGAACGGTTTAACGTCAGGTGCATCTGCGCGGCGCAGACATTCCCAAGCTAGCCAATAGATATGCTCTTGCTTTTCATCCTCGCGAAAGGCTTTATGAAAACCTTTACGAAACTGCTGCTCAAAAGCATATTCCACAGCCGGCGTAATTGAGTGATTACTCTTTGTGCCGTCAGCCCTTGTGACTATTAACTTTGCCATTATTGCCCCTTTTATTTAATTAGAACGTGCCTGATGAGGCTACGGTTACTGCTGAGTTTACTGTGAACGTAATGTCCATAGTAGCCATGTCACCTGTTGCACCGTTGATAGGTGTTAGGTTGTTTACAAGAATATCGAATGTGTAAAGCTGATTGGTAGCAGATACAGCTGCAACCTTATCCTGAAGCATCTTAACAGCTACGGTTGTGCCGAAAGCAGTCTGAAGGGTTGCTAGGACGTTTGCTGCTGCTGTGTCATTCAAGAATGAAACGGTAAGAGTTGCTGACTCAAGACCCTTGACAAACTTGTGTGCGGTGTCACCCATAGCGGTAACTTCAAGCTCATCAAAAGCCTGATTTAGGGTAACGCTTGTTACGTGGTCGCTAAGATCGATGGTTGCAATCTTTAGGCCGACCTTGTTATTCAAGAAAATTGCCATGTGGCTTATTCCTCATCTTTCTTAGCGGTTGGTTTTGGTTCTGTGGGCTTTACCTGACCGATTTTAGCTAGGAAAGCCTCACGCTCTTTTTCTACATCAGCCATGTTTAGCTCCAATCTGAGAGAACGCTGATACTTACTTCCCCGGATAGCAAATCGCCTGCTACACCGGTTAAGACTGCTGGCGCACTAAATGTGCCTATTGTATACGCAATAGAGGACGCTTCGAGCTTATTCACTATTGCTAAATAATAATCTTCGATATTGATGAGGTTGCCTTGATTGTCAAACATAGGTGCGAGCACAATGAGTTTGAAATTGACTTTAGGCTTGACTGTTTTGTAATGGTCATTAGACGGCTCAATATAAGGATCACCCGGTTGTACCACAATGCTATTGGCTAGGGGAGTGGCAGGTGGGAAGGAAAACACCTGCCACACCGCATTATCAGTTAGCGCAGCCGCGATTGTTCCACGTAGGGTAGAGATTGCTGACATTATCCTACTTGACCGCCCGGAGCTAAGTGATCCGCAAGTAAACCTCTGACACGTGCCATAAGGGTATTGCCCATGCGATATGGTGATGGTTGAAAGTCTGGTGAAATGCCGCCAGCGTTAGAGGCTTGGCGAGCTTGCCAAATATCCACAGCAATCATGAGTGTTGCTTGATTAACCTCTGGAAGCGTTGCGTAATCAATGGCCTGTGTGCCATAGACACGTCCCCACGGCGCGATTGTGTGATATTCCAATGTTGTAATTTGATTGTCTACAAACTCTAGCCAACCGCCATTTTTCTTTGTAATGACGCTTGAGCCGTTAAAGTGCTGACGCACATTTTCAACGGTAATAGTGTCACCGACTACGAATTGGTCGGCGTTTTCATAAATGTAAATGCGTCCTGTCGTTCCTGTTGCCTCAATGGCGTAGACGGACTGCGTGTTAAACCATAACTTGCTTTTGACAATGTTTTCTGCCGATTGGCAGACTTCTTCTACAAGTGCTGAAGAATAGAGAGCTCCAATGCCTAGTGCAGAGCGTAGCTCGGCTTCGGTGACGTATGTGGCTGGCATCTCTATCCTCTCTTTATGTTAGCTCCGGCGCAAGGGCTGTGCGCCGGAGTAACTCTACTACTAGGCTAATTACGCCTTGTTATATCTGAAGCAGCCGGAGCCAACCTTTGTTGCGATTGCGCCGTAGCCGTACATGCCGATCTCAACCTTACCGGTTCCGACCTTTTCAGCACGTAGCTGGAGGCGTGGTGATTCATACCATGTGTAGGAATCGCGGTTTACAACGAGGATAGAGTTGTCATCTTCGCCGGTGCGTGTGTAATCAACATAGAGAGGCAATCCAAGAACTGTTCCACGGATAGCGTCTACTGCTAGTGATCCTGCTGCGTTTTGTGGAGCAGCTGCGTTGAAAATTGGGCGATTCTGTGAATCAACCAATCCAACAATGTTTGACCATTGCTTAGGTGAAACAATAACGCCAGTTGCAAACTTGAAGGTGTTTGAGTAAATGCTCTCACCTGCACGTGCGATAAAGGCTGAGAACTCTGCGCCATCCCACGGCAAGGTGATTGCTGTGGTATCTGCTGTTCCGTTTGTTGCAAGTGTTACTGCGACCGCGGTGTTTGTTGCCTTAGCATAAGCATCGCCCATAAGTGCGAGAAGCTCTGAAAGAAACGCAGGAGAAGTACGATCTAGAACTTCTACTGAGAATTGCTGCATTCCTGCGTACTTCTTGACATCTACATCTACGTACTCAATTTCAACCTGAGTATCGGAGAACGCTGCGCCTTCAGCTGTTTCTGCAACTGTTGGTGCTGTCTTGACGCGTGGAATCTGGAACTTCATACCTGCATCTGGCAAAACGCCTGAGCTAATTGCTTCAATTGATGCGCGTGTTCCTGTGGTCTTAGGATTGATAACTTCGGTCAATTGACGTGTTGGGTTCAAGCCCGGTACGTCTGTTGTAATGCTTGTGTCGGATGCTGCTGCAATCCATTGGCGAGCATCTTCGTCACCAAAGACGGATGCTTTGATTGTGTTTTCGAGCATGCTAAGTGGTGTCACGTTGATACGTGGCTTTGCATAAATTGGTGCGCTTACAGTTGGGCGAGCAGCTTCTACCGCAGGGGTTTCTACCACTTGCTCAACGGTTGCGGTGTCTGGAGTATTCTCCACGACTGCCTCGCTTTCGTTTTGGGTTGGGTTTTCTTCTGCCGCTTCTTCTTCTGAAGCTGCAACGCTCAATACCTCAGCACTCTTAAATGCTGCTGATTGAACAAGACTTGTTTCAGCCATACGGCTAGAAAGTACGCGGTAAACATCTTTTTCGCGCTTACCATCAACAACTTCTACGCCAACGGATAGACCGCTACGGAGTTGCTCGGACGCTTCAATAAGTGCATCGTTTCCACGTGTTGTGTTAGAAATCTTAAAGGTTGCATAAATGCCATCTTCATCTTCACGGAATGAAACCATGCGTCCGATTGGCTTTTTAGGATCATGCTCTAGAAGCAACTTAGGCTTAGGGCTGTCAGGAATCTGAATAGACCCTTTTTCGAATATAACTTTGCCGGCTGAGGTCTGTCCGACTTCGCCGCCAAATGGAACAATCTTGCCTGAAATTGTGCGCTCACTTATTGAGCATTCAATATCGCTACTGAAGGTCAGGTGCATCATTATTTCCGTTCGGTGAGAGGTTTTCCATTTCCATAGCATCTTCAACGGAAATCAAACCAAGAGTAAGCATCTTTTCAATGACGGTTAGACGCTCTAGCGCATCAACCGCTAAGAACGCATCCTCGACATTAAACTTAACAATGTTCCCTCGTGCCGTAATATCGTCCATAGACAAGCGATCTTGAATAGCGTGAACGTATGGCGCGAGGGAAAGAGAAACAAACTGACGGCGTTCATCTTGAACGTTAGCATAAGTCATGCTCGTATTTTGATCCGCTGAAATGTAATACGCAGGCACATTCATCATTCTTGCCACTTGAGTACAAGTTGATTGTAAAGCGTCTACAAACATCATGTCGCGAGGTGAGAACGCTGTCGGCTGGTAATCTAAAGTGCTTGTAAGGTAGGCGGTGCTGCGGCGTTCACGCGCTGATTTCCATGCAGCGAGAATTGCTTGCACTTCTTCTTGTGATAAATCTGCACCAGTATTTTTTAGAACACCTGAAGGCATCGGAGTAGCTGAAGCAACTCGCATAGCGGTTTCTAAATCAATCGCAGAACGCAAAGTGCGTGCGCCACGTTGTAGCACACCTTCATCTAAACCTTGAAATGTAATAAGTGATCCCAGACCAGACATAGGGACAGGAGATCCATCGACTGTGTATTGTGTAATAAAATTGGTATACGAATCGGTTGTAAATGAAACGCGACCCGGTGCTACCCATTCAAAACGTGCTGGTCTGCCATCATCAAAATAAACTTCAGTAACGCGCCAATAAGCAACGCCGTAAAATAATAGTGAGTCCACAGTCCAAGCAAGTGTCGTGCTAAGTGGCTGACTGATTGACGGTTGCTCTAGCCATAGTGGTTTGCCTAGTTTTTCGCCAGTAGATTTTTTGTAAAGCTCTAGTGGAAATGTTGCAATAGTGCCAGCAATCAAGTTGCGGCATCGAGCAACGCTTGGAACGCTCATCGCTTCATCACGTGATAGCGCAGTTAGCGTTACAGGTAAGAAATAATTAAAAGCGTCTGTCATCAACTGAGGCGCGGCTTGCGCTTCAATGGTGACCGGCTTACGCGAGAATAGACCCATCCCCTAAAGGATACCACACAAAGTGGACATTTAGGACATAATGGCAGGTTTTGATTGTGGCTTCAATAATTGGTGTGTCACCATCGCTAAACAGATAGCAGCTGACACATCACCAGCCGATTTACGCCGAACAATGCGCCAGCCTGCGTCAGTTTCCTTAGCAGCGCAGTTATTCATTGAATCTACAAGCGATTGCATGCCATTGTGCGTTAGACGCTGATTCACTATCGCATCTAGTAAATCAGAGCAGGCTTGATAGAACACCTGCCCGGACATATCCTGCATTTTGTACCCAGTCTGCGCCAAGCGTTCAGCCACGCTCATTGTCGTGTATTTATCAAAGCAAATCATGCGCGGTTTGTATTCTTTAGCCCAGTTAGCGATTTCGGCAGCCATCTTCAGCTCATCAATAGCCACATGTGACTCAAACTGCGCCACAACACCTACGCCTACCTTGCCATCTTCCATAAGCTGCCCTGCAACGAGGCTAGCCTGCTTTTTGGTTACTGAAATGTCCATCGCAAAGATTGTGAGCCTCCCGGGTTCTAGTTTGAGATCCTGAACCGTCAAATCCTCAAATGCTCGATAAGGCCACGGCGATTTCAGCGCGCTAACCCATTGACAAAGGGTTTCCGTTCTTGAGGCTTCAACGCTTGAGGTTGCAATAGCTTCAGCGATAGTTTCTTCATCTACTAGGTAGCCCAGAGCAGGGTTAGCCTGATACCACGCTTCTTTATCAGTTATCTTGCTAAAGTCATCGGCTGAGTATTCCCAAAAGCCTAGCGTCTTAGGTGGGTAACTTAGTGCGCGTGTGCGTAGATCGTTAAGTACGTGGCTAAAGGCATCGCCAGCGTTACTTGTAAGGAATATCTGACTATTGGGCTTTGCACGTGTAATCGGCTTTGCTGCCGTCCACGCTTCCTCGCTAATTTCACGTAACTCATCTACGAAAAGCAAATCCGCGGTCTTACCACGGCTTCCATCTCTTGTTGCCGCGACTATCTCGTATCTTGCTCCCGATAAAAGCTCGATCGATTCCTGACCATTAGCCACGCGGATTTGCTTAACTTGCGTTAGTAGTGATTCGTTGCCCTCGATAACGTCACACACCTTGCGAAAGGTATCTAACGCCATTCCCCTATTCGAGGACATAGCTACGATACTACGTTCCCCGAAAAGGAACAAACCGGCAAGGATGCGGATACGAGCTAAGTGGGTTTTGCCATTCTGACGTGCAATCAGCAATAAGTTCGTTTTGCGAATCCATTTATTGTTTTTGTCCACTTTGAGCATGTCTGTTAGCACATGCTCTTGCCACGGTAGCAAAGTCATAGGCTCGCCGTTATCTTTGAGCCCTTCCATCCATTTTAAGACCTCATCTATGCGGCTTTTGCCTTTGATTGGCGCATTACTGAGTCGTGGCTTTGTGCTGCCCTTACGAGTAGCCATTATCAATTAGCCCCCGACTGCTCTGGACTGGTAAATGGTGAATCGGTCTGAATCTTTACGATAGTTTGTCCGTTTTGTCGGGATTTGTCCGGACTTGTCTGAATCGGGGAGATTTTGGCCGG